TAGGATTCGCAGCGAGCGCATTGGATACCTTCGTTTGGTTGGTCGCGGCACGCGCCTGCGTCACCTTCGATGCGGCCACGTAGGCGTCGAGGGATGCTTGCGATGCGGCGAGGGATGCGGATAGGGCGGCCACCTGATCGGCGGCTGCGTCAGCCCGTTCGTGTTCGATGTACACAGCACCGGCCAGCCCCACCACTACAGCGAGGGCCAGCAGGTACGCGAGTACCTTGTCTAAGATGGTCACTTGATACACACCTCGTATTCGGCTTGGCGTCGGCGCACCAGCCCGGTCAACTTCTCGCCCTTCGCGTACACCCACTTCAGTAACTCCTTGCAGGCACCAGCGTGGTCGCCAGCGTTGAACTTCCTGCGCAGAGTCGAGGAGGCGAAGTTTCCGCGCCCCACATTGAAGGTGAAGTCGGTTAGGGCCGCGAGTTCATTCGCGTTGATCGGGCCAGTGGTCAGGTCGATCACGGCTTGCGCCGCCACCGCCTCGTCAGCGTCCAGCAGAGACTTGCACTGGGCAGTCGAGTACACCTGACCTACGCGCACGTCCGAGCCGGTGTGGCCGGTGCATGCGGTAGGGATTCCAACTGGGTCTTTGTAGGCAACCGTGCGGGTGCCCTCAAAGGGTAGGGTGAGTGTGGCTACGGCAAGCGCTACTGCCGCCGCAACCACACGCGGCGACACGCGTGCCATTACGATTCCGCGTCGGCTGCGGTCAGAAGGCCGAGGCCACCAGCGGCAACGTCGCACGCATTCGCTGCGGCGATGAAGAAGTCACGAAGGACACCGGCTGATGCCTTGCCGGATGCGCCGCGTGCTGCCACCACTTCGATAGCGCTGATACAGCCTGCGGTGTCTTCGCGGAGGTCACCGCCGTCGCTGACGATGTGTTCGATACGAGGTAACTTGGTTACGAGCATGTGTGTTCCTTATCTGCGGTACTTGTTGAAGGTCGAGCCGCTGCGTCGTGCTTGCGGCCCTGCGGTCATGGTGTTGCGTCCGAGCGGGTTCTTGACCCATGCTTCGAACTCGGCCTGAGCTTGGCGCTCGATGGCCTTCTGCTGGTTGATGCCTAGCTGCTCGACCCAGTAGCGGACAGCGCCTGCGAGTGCATCGAGGCGGTCGTCATGCTGGAGGGCGTTCTTCTCGCGGGTGATGTGCGCGATCTGATGGAACACTGAGTACGAGGAGCGGCGTTCAGCCGGGTAGCGTGCGAGGGTCTGTTCCTCGTCGCGGGCGATGTCATCGTTGAACACGAGACTGCCGCGAGCGATGACTGGCTCAAGCACGTCGATGATGCGGAGTTCCTTCTGGCCGGATTCCCATGTCTCCTCAATCGCACACCCGCCGCCTACCGTATTCGGGTATTCGGCGCGGAGCGTCGGAAGCCACGTGTGGAGGTACGCCCCGTTGCCGAAGTTCTTCTCGACAAGGATGCGGTTTACCTTCCACCGGCAGGCGATGCGTGAGAGCTTCGTAAAGCCGTCCGGTGCAAAGCCACCGGGAATGCCACCGACTTCGAGGACGTAGATCGTGCCGTTCAGGAAGCCGACTACTGCGTAGCCTGTCTCGTCGCCGTTCTTACCGCCGCCTGCCGGGTCCACGTACATTACGACGCCTTGCAGCGCCCCGCGTTCTGGCGACACCTGTGAGGGCGTGCCCAGCACATAGGTCGTGCCGTTGATCGCGTACTTGATCGTCTCGTGTTCCAGCATGCCGGGCGTGATGGTCAGCGGGTACGCGTCGCCCACTAGGCGCATCGACTGAATCTTCGAGAGGCGCAGAGGGAAGCGCTCCGAGTCCGCGAGCTTCGTGTTCAGCATGTGCTGCAACTGGAAGTACGCCGGGCCTTGGTCATGCTCCTTCTTGGCGAGGAACGCCTCGTTGCCTGCTGGCAATTCGAGGTCAACCGGCTGGCCTTGGTCGCACAGCAAGCCGCCGCCAGTGGCGAGGCTCGGGTCGGCGCGCAGCCTGCGCTGGATGAACGGGGCGAGCATGTCGCCGTAGTTCGTCATCTGCTCGATGGTCGGGAAACGTCCCGGCCAGATGCGGACGGTGTAGCCGCGACCGGGCAGTGTGTTGTAGATCGAGTTGATCGACTGCGGCGTCCCCAAGTACACAATCCGTCCGGTGGAGCAGATTGAGGGGAAGTCGCGAGTGAGTTGGAGCAGTGCCTGCCGTTGGTGTTCGGTCAGGGAGTTCTTCGCGCTCTCAATGTCGTCCGCAATAAGTAGGTCGGCGCGCTTACCCTGCAAGTTGCCGGTGACGCCTACGCACGCCACGGATGGCGACTTATCCAGACCCTTGAGGGTGTGGTGAACGTCGAATGCCTCGACGGAGGTGCGGTCGCCCGCATTGCGGTCGGGCCGCAAGCATTCGAGAATGTCCATCGTCATGATGACGCGGACGATCAGGGTTGAGATTTCGTTGGCCTGTGTGCCGCCTGCCGAGATAATCAGGATGCGGTACTTCGGGTCGTGGATAAGACACCACACCGCGAACAGGGCACAAATCGTTGTCTTGGCTTGACCACGCTGCGCCTGCACCATGAGGTAGTGCGGGCCGTGTTCAAGGAATTCCGCAATGTCGGCTTGGACTTCCGACAGCGAGAACCCCAGTTCGATCATGCCGTCTTCACAGAACGGGACGAACGAGGGGTACTCGCGTTGGAGGACTTCTAGCTGTTCAATGCGGAGCAGTGCGAGTTCTGGCGCTTCACGAGCCACCAGCCGCCGCTACTGCTTGCTCTACTGCGTCCGCTGCTTCGTCGTCGGTGACGGCGGTAGGTACGGACACGAGGCGCGACTTGCGCTTCGCACGCATAGCCTCGATGCGGGCTTGCATTTCGGTCAGGCTCGAATTGTCTTCGATGACCGCAGTGATGTTGTTGTCCTTGAGGAGCTTGATCGCATTGCTGAAGTCGGCTGCACTGGCGATGTCGTCATCTGCTAGACGATCCGCCAGCCCAGTGACCACTGCGTTGAACAGCTTCTCCAGTGCTTCGACGCTGGGCTTCATTGCTCCTTCCCTCGGATAGTGCGCCACACCTTCGGCGCGATGACGATGAACTGGCACACGAGGTACACCCCGGTGCCGTACATGATCCAGTCCGCCAGCGGGTGCCCCAAGTAGAGGGACACGCCAGTGACGCCGACCGGAGGTGAAACTTGTGCTGCTGCCGATGCAACGTCACGGACAGTCATTGGTTCTCCTAAGTTATTGGGTCAAATATTTGCGATCAGGAACTCGGTCGCCACGATAATGAGACCTACACCAGCAGTGCAGTACGCGCCCAAGCGCCCAAGCGCCAAGCCCTCACCAAGAGTGTCGTACTCTCCGGTAATGAACACGTCACCCTGTGCGTTGTTTGATGGTGCTTGATACACAGCGGACGTACCGGTCCCTGAGCCATTCACCATACCTTGCACTACATCCAAGGTGCCAGTGGTGCTGTTACCAAGGCGAACAGCATGGTTGACGGTCAGGCTTTCGCCACCCCACACCAAGATTGACCCGCCAGAGCCAATCGGAGCCGTAGACGTGTTATTGAAGTTCATGTTCGTGCCGACCAGTACAGCTACAACGCGTCGGCGCTTGTTGAACCACGAGGCTACGTGAATATCAGACGCGGGGTTATCTCGAAATATTGCGCCGGTGCCCGCATAAACCATCCCGACAAGCGTGCGGGTGGCGTCACCCGCCTTAATGCGAATTCCAGTAGTGGAGTCAATAGCGGGGGCAGTGGTTACAGCCTCAAGCGTCATAGCGCTACCGTTCATGTACACGTACACGAAGTACAGCGTGCTGGCCGTCATCCCGGCGTTGCTAATGGTAACCCCAGCAGCAGGAATCGAGCGCGGCGTACCGTTGATGATGACGTACTGCCCGTTGTACCGCTGAAGGGCGCATTGTGTGCTACTCACGTACAGGAATCGGCACTGACCAACCGAGGCGAGCCCTGCTGCGGTAAGTGCAGAGTTGGCGGTGCTGACTGCGTTAGACGCATTCGTGTTCGCGGTAGCGATGCTGGAGGCCAGCCCGTCAGCCGTGGACTTCGCAGTGTCCGCTGTGGACTTGGCAGTATTGGCTGTGCTGTTCGCAGTACCAGCCGTGGAGTTGGCTGCGTTGGCAGTATCGACCGCGCTCTGTGCAGTGCCTGCTATGCCGTCAGCCGTTGACTTGGCTGTGTTAGCAGTGCTGACGGCTTCTGCTGACGCATCTAGCGCCGACTGGGCCTTGCCGTCAATACCGTTGGCCGTGCTTACTGCTGCATCGGCCTTCGAGTTCGCAGTACCAGCCGTGGAGTTCGCTGTGTTCGCGGTGCTAACTGCTGCGGCTGCTGCCGACTGCGCTGCCTCTGAATTGTCCAGTGCCGTGTTCGCTGTGTTCAGCGCCGTGACCGAGCGCACCGTCGCGTCCGATGCCGAGGCATTGACCGCGTTGAAGCGATCCGCCATTTCCGCAGTGGCGAACACAGCCTGCTCGGCCATCATGTCGAGGTTCACCTCGTTCAGCACGGAGTTCGTGGTGAAGTTCACTAGCGGTTGTGTCTTGTCGGTGTCACGGTAGATCACGAGGTACGTGCCTGCCGGTACTGCCGGTGTCAGCTTGATCTGATTCGGCCCGAGCCACTTGGCAGGGTCGGTCAGGTCGATAGCTGTGAATACGGCCTGAGTAGGCTCGTACGTGTATGCCTTCACGTCGGTCTTATTGATGTAGCCGCCGCTGAAGTTGAAGCTCCAATTCTGTGTCACCCCGTCGCCCAACAGGACGGTCATGGAGTTGCGGGAACCATCCCCGCCCGCAGAATTGATCCAAGGGACGAGATAGTCCGTAGCCATATGGCCCTCCTTTATAGTGTCTTCCGAGTTGACCGAAATGGAGGCCCGCGCTGGGCGGGCCTCTCCGGTCTATCGAGTCAGGTTCGCTACTGCTGAACCCATGATGGTGTTGGCTCCGGGCATGATGCGGAGCGCGTTGCGGAAGTTGCTGGCGTAGTCCACCGACTTGCCGGTGAGCGGGTTCGTGCCGCCGTTCACAGCGCCGAGCGCCGAGCCACCGATACCGCCTGCCGCCTTGCCAAGATTCTCAAGGAAGCCGATGGATGCGATAGGCGAGCCGCTGGCGTGTGACTGACCGCCCATGAGCATGTTCGCGGTGTCGAGGCCGTCAGGGAGCAGACCGGACATGTTGACCATGACGAAGATGCCGCTGGCGAGCTTAGCGCCCGTCATGTTCTCCTTCATGTACTTGTCCCGCTGCCCTTGATCCATACCGGCCATCGAGGCTTGCGCCTTCAGGTAGTACAGCATCGCACCCCAAGCCGTCGCCATAGCGAAGCCGGTGTACGTGTTCGCGTCCGAGATCAGCGCGTTGCGCATGAGTTGCTTCTCGGCTGCGAGGATGCCGTACCGCTTGAACTGCCCTGCGATCTTGCCGATGGTGCCTTCCGACAGCCAGCGCGGAGTCTCACCGACGAACGAGCGTTGGAGCGCCTGAGCAGTGACGCGGTGGATTGCAGAGCGGAGGTCGTCCGCTGCGCCTTGATCCGACCAGCTATCCCAGTTCACACGGTCACCGCGCTTGCGCGCCGTGTCGTGCGTCTCCAGCATGTCCTTGATGCGGGCCACGTGGTCAGCCGTCAGGCCCGAGTCCACCAGCCGCGCCGGGTTCATGCCGCCCGCCGACTTGATTACGCCGCCTTCGATCTTCGACTCGCGGATTGCTGCCATGAGGTCTTCAGCCAGCACAGGCACTGCGCCCCGGTGAACGATCTGCGTGATGTAGTGAGCGCCCGAGAGCTTGCCCACCGCGTCACTCGCCACGTCACCAGCGCGACGCCACATAGCCGAGTCCGACAGTGCGGAGCCGGTGTGCAGCGCCGTGCCCGTCGAAGTCTCAGCCACGCGCAAGGCATGGTCCGAGCCCAGTGCGCCTGCGAGGTCCGTACCAAGTTGCTTCAGGAGTGCGGTGTCCTTGCCCAGCCCACCGGCCAGCGTACGGAAGAAGCCGCTCACGCCAGCCGAAGCTGCCACCGATGCCGAGTCAGCCAGAGCGTTGAAGCCCAGCTTACCCATCA